AGCTAAATACTTATTGACCAATTTATTAATAATTGGCAAATACTGTTTTACAATCTTTGTTTTAATGCCAGTATCTTTTAATAAATTACTTGCGACTTCATAATATGTCCGTTCTTCTATTAATTCTTTTAAGTTTGATTGCAGTTCTAACAAGAAATCTTTTAGTGCTTTCAGGGTTTGTTCTTCTTTCTCTGATACTACTTTAGATTCTTTTAACTCATCCACTAATTTACTTAAACGAGCAATCAGTTTATTTGTTTCGTTAATTGTGGTATTATTTGTTGCAATCTCTACTTGTTTTTGTTGAATCTGTTTTTGTTTCTCATTGATTTCATTCAACTTCGATTGTTCTTCATTTAGTTTTTCTTCTAACTGCGAAAGACCGTGTTCGCACTCAATAACTTTGGTGTTGAGGGTTGCAAGCTCTTCCTGTTTAAAAGAACTGGCGATAGCTTGCCGACATGTTGGACAATCGTCATGCGATTGAAAGAAACTGATATCCTTACGAAATTTGGATAGATTCGTTTCAATCTGCGATTCAAATTTTGTAATTTTCTTAACCTTAGCCTCTGTTTCAATTTTACTCGCAACAGCCAATTGGAGTTCTTCTGTTTCGGTGGTAAGGATTGCAACATTGGCGAGTAAGTTGGATATGGTATCGTTGTGGCTTTGTATCTCCTCAGCATATTCATTTACCTTATCTTCATTGTTTTGTTTGAGTTCTTCAATATGCTTCTTCTGCATATCATATTTTTGTTGTGCAAGATCTATCTCATGTTTCTTTTCTGAAACCAAATCTTTATTATTAGATAGTTTATCTTTCACCAAAGAATTCATTGTGGAAAAGATTTGAATGTCTAACAAATCTTCAATGATGGCTCTGCGATCAGAAGCCGACAACTGCATAAATGGTGTAAACGAAGCACTACCAAGAATTACAATCTGAGTAAATGACTTGTAATTTAATTTTAAAATAAACTTCTCTAAAAACTCCTGATAGTCACGGCTTGCAGCTTCTTGGTTGATTAAATCGCCGTTACAATATATTTCAAAAACATTTGGTTTAATACCACGAACAATACGATAGTTCTTATTGTTGGTATCAAATGCAACTTCAACTACACAATCTTTGGTGTTGATTGAATTAACAAGTTGTGGTTTATTAATGTTACGAAATGGTTTACCAAATAGACCAAAACACAACGCATCAAGCATCGTGCTTTTACCAGAACCATTTTCACCAACAACCAAAGTATTGGTATTACCAGACAGGTTAATTTCTGTCCAGTAATTGCCAGTGCTTAATAAATTTTTCCACTTTAAATTACGAAATAATATCATTCAGCCACTTCTGTGTTTAATGCCTCAACATATAACTCACGCATAATATTTTTAAGCTTATCAGATTCCACATCTAATGTCAAGTTATCAATATACTTGGAAAGAATTGTCATGGTATCTTCTGCTTGATCCACAATGTCTTGATCAGTATCAATAAGAACATCACTAAAATCTTCTACGATGGATAAATCAGCAACACCTGCTTTGTAAATGTTATCTACTACATGATCAAACAAATATGGGTTCTGTTTGTTTAGTACCACAATTTTAACATAGGTATTTTTAAGTGCATCAAAATCATATGTTTTCCACCAATCAAAATCAAATGCAGTATCATCATATGATACCTTGTTAAACATTGTAAATGGGTTACGAACAAATTCTAACTGCCGTGTTTTTGTATCAAATATATGAAAACCTTTTGGGTCATTGTAGTCGGACCATGTCATCTCATAAGGTGTACCAACATATACAATATTGTGGTCAGATGATTTATGGTGAAAATGACCAGACAAAACAATATCATAACTCTTTAATAAGTCTTTGTCAATCCCTACTTCTGAAACATTACCACGATCCATTTCAAAACCAGCAATCTCAAAATGACCAAAGGCTATTTGTGAACTAGATTCTTTTATTTTCTGTAGTATTTCTTCTGCATTTTCATCGCACATCCAAGGCACAATATCAATGGCAACACCATCAAACTCTACAGTTTCAAATTCTCTATAATATTTGACATTGTTATATTCATTCAACAAAAGGCCAGTTGAATTTACTTCTAGCGTATTTTTAAATGCTACATCGTGATTACCAAGAAGTGTGAAAACAGCAATGTTTAATTTTTCGCACTTCTCAAAAAAATATTTGCGGCACAAATAAAGGCTATTGAAATTGATATATTTCCTTCGGTCAAATAAATCACCCATCTGAAATATATCAGTAACTTTATTTTCAACTAGGTACGGAAAAAATACCTCATCATAGAATCGTTCAAAGTATTTGTGGAAGTCTAACGAATCACCTCGAGCACCAAAGTGAGTATCACCAAGAATACATATTTTCATATTAATAATTAGTTACTTTATAATCAGCCAAGCAGTATAAAGAATCTCTAGAACCATCAAAAATTTTGTTGTAACCTATGCCTTTCATTAGTTGGTCAAACTCGCTACGATTGGTGCCTGTAAGATAATGTTCAAATGTTACAACTTCTGCCCAAACACATTTTGGTTTACATTCACCAACATTTTGAAAAACCTTCAACTCGGCACCCTCAACATCTATATGAACAAAATCAGGTATGACATTGAATCGTTTACAAAAGGTTTCTAATCTTATAGCTTTGGCATCATATGGTGTTCCATAAATTTTACCATGATTATCTTGTGGATTTACCGTAAAAATACTGCCAGAATCTGGATGGTGATGGCCGTTTTGTGTCAATGACGGATTAAAAGGTATTGTACCATCAACATGACAAACAGCCACATGAAAGTAATGAATACCATTGTCAAAGGCTCGTTTAGAATTGTTATCATACCACTCATTTGAACATTCAAAGGCATAGATTTTAGCCTTTGGAATTTCTTGTCTAACTTTTACAGAATCATCCATGTTCATACAGCCAACATCAAAGAAAACAAAATTGTTTTCATCAAAATTTTGTTTTACCCAATTTAAATTTAAATCACTCATTTATTTTCGCCTTAAACATTTCTATTTCGTCTTTGAGCCTAAGTTTTCTTTTCTTAATCATGGTAACTAATCTATCTTCACCATAATGTTTTATTTGTTCTGCCAATTGAACATCTAATTCATCATGTTCTTGTTGTAAATGTTTGATATGATTTTTTATTTTTTCTGTATCCATTTACCACTCCAAAGCTTTAATATCTGACATATTACATGGGTTTTCTTTACTACAGTTTTTGTGGACAAAATAAATCAAAGGTACGCAAGCGGTCATTGTAACACAAATAAACAGAATAATCAAGCGTTTCACGGCAAATCTTCTTCAATAAATTTCTCTAAGCCTTTGGTCTTGCCTTCTTTTTTCTTGCGTTTGTTTTCTTCAAAATTGTAAATGAATTCAGAAATGTTTTCATAGAGTTCAAACTGCCTCATATTTCCGTTTTCATCTTCCATCATTTCAAACTCATCTAATATACCAAATTGTTCTGTTGCCTTATACTTGACATATAATTGTTTCTTTTCTTTCATAATACGCCGTAGAAAGGCATAGTAAATAATCTGTGTGAAATAGGCAAATGGATTCTTTGATTTTTCTGGATCAAAGTTACGAAAATACATCAGACAGTTTTCAATACCATCTGCAATCATCTCATCACGGAAAGAATAAGATATAAAGTTTGGCTTGCGTGACAGATGGTCTGCAATCTTCAGAAAACATTCACCAATGTAATTTGGTATTTGTGGATCTGGTTTCTTTTTCTTTTTGGCTTCATCACAAGCCTTTTTGTATTCAATTAACGCAGCCAGAAAGTCGGCATTGTTCACATAATGTTTAGTTGCTTTTGTCATCTTCGCCTCTTTTTACACTTGACATATGTAATAATGGTGGTGTTCCGGTTGCAAGTAATTTATTACTAACTATATCCAGGAGCTTAAACACTCTTTTTCTATAATCAAATCCTAACATTGAAGCTTTCTCCCCTTTATCATATGGCGGTACTCTGTTCTGAGAGTAATATTGGTCCGCTGTAATATCAATTCTTTCTCCATCTTTAGTAACTGCCCACCAATGCCAGATTCCTTCATCGTCTAATGCACGATACAACTTTATGTTCTGACTGCCAAACAATTTCTGTAGGCAAGCTGATGCAGTATGACAATGACCAAACATAGGGTTTGTAGAGTTTCTTTCTACCCATTTCTTTGGTAGTAAATCTGGTGTTAAGTGTTTGGTAATTATATCACAAGCCTTGTCTAAAAGCAAGCGGTTATATTCAAACATTTCCATATTTGGTATTCTTTAACATGGCATATCCTTTAAGTAACTCCTGAATACCCATATCTAAATCAAAGCTAGGTTTAAATCCTTCCTTTTCAATCTTTTCATTGGAGACCATATAGTTTCTTTGGTCTTTATCTTTACCAATTTCTGCTTCAACAATTTCAAATCGTGGTACATATTTTTTAATCGTATCGCATAGTTCACGCTTTGATACATTGGCAGATGAAAGGCCTATATTATAAATTTGGCCTCTCATATTCTTATTTTCTAATGCCATTGTAAATGCTTGGCATACATCTAATACATGAATGTAGTTTCGTTTAAAGTGTGATTCAAATAATACAACGAAACCATCATTGACAGCACGGTAAGTCATATCATTTACCAATAAATCAATTCTCATTCTTGGTGACATACCAAATACAGTTGCAAGCCTAAAACTTGTGGCATTTGGATGTTCCATCAAAATCTTTTCTACTTCTACTTTATCTTTAGCATAACGAGAAATAGGATTTAACGGCGAATTCTCATCACAATAATCTCCTGTTCCGTAAGCACTATTGGTAGTAGGCATTAAAACAATTTGTTCTTGTGACAGGTACTTCATCATCATAAAAATAGCATCTCTATTTGTAGAAGATGCTCCAACAGGATCTCTATCACACAAAGGTGCACCAACATAAGCTGCAAAAGGTATAATTATATCAGCTTGTTTTAAAATTGGCAATATGTCTGATTCTACTCTCACATCACCACGATAAATTCTAAAATTTGGGTGATAACATAATTGACCAAGTGATGACTGTTGATACATAAAATTATCTAACACAGTAACATTGTGACCTAAACTTAGTAAGTCTTGTGCCAACATAGACCCAATATAACCTGCACCACCTGTAACTAATATATTTGCCATATTAAGCCTCGTTTAATGTTTTGGTAATAAAATCAACTTCATCTAGTTGCATTGATGGAAAATTACCAATATAAAATCCATAAAAATGTATGTGTTCAGTATTTGGAAAATTCAAATGATAGTTTGTTGGAATGTATTTCTCAAGGTATGGTTGTCTTGTTTGATTGCCACCACCTGCACTACCACGGCGAAATTCAATACCTTCATCTTTCATTCGTAACATAATTCTGTTTACAAAATCTTGATCTTTATCGTTAAGTATTAAATTGAAAGCATAATTACTTGCGCCAATCAATTTAAAACCAATAAAAAATTTCTTTGGGCTTAACTTTGATAAAAACCTTTCGTGATTTCTATTCCGTAGTTTAACATTTTCATCTAATTTTGGCAACTGTGAAAGACCAAGTATGCCTCCTAATTCATTGTTACGCATATTGTAGGCAGCATGAGCAAAGATAAAATCAGGATTCAGTTGAGAGTAATTAATTTTATAAGCCAACTTCATCTTTTCATTACCACATTCTCTTACCATACCATGTGACCTCAGCATACGAAGAATATTATATGTTTCTTCATCATTGGTACAAACCATGCCGCCTTCAATTGTTGTCATATGGTGTGCATAGTAGAAAGAGAAATTGGACATCCATCCAATACTGCCGCAAAGCTTCTGTCCATGCATTGCTCCATGTGACTCGCAAACATCTTCAATCAATGGAATGTTGTTTTTGGCTAGAGTTGATACTAAGTCATCAGTTAGTGCATTAAACCCTTGAATATGTGATAAAAATACAGCACGGGTATTTGGAGTAATAGCACGAATAATATTATCACTATTCATGCCTAAAGTGTCCATATCCACATCAACAAATACTGGTGTGAATCCACATTGAATAACAGAAGCTATATCAGATACCCAAGTTAAAGGCGGAACAATTACTTCACCGCCTTCAGGATATTTAATTTTCAAGACAGTCATAGAAAGTAAATTGGCAGATGCACCAGAGTTTACAAACACCGAATACTTGACACCCAACCATTTTGACCAGGCTTCTTCAAACTCTCGACACTTAGGACCATTGGTAAGAATTGGGTCATCTTGTTTTAAATGCTCAATCATGGCATCTAAATCTTGTCGTGTAATATTATTTCTCATCAAAGGATATTTCATAATTCACCTGTAGTATTTAAAATAACTTGTGTGCCATCTGTATCAAATTTAAATGGCACCCATACTTTAATTTGTTCCATCTTTAATTTAAATTCTTTTTGATGGTCTGGCGGCACAAGAAACATAAAGAAACCTCCACCACCTGCACCCATTAATTTACCACCATAAGCACCGTTTTCAATAGCAGAATAATATATGTCATCTATCCATGGTTCTGTAACACCTTCTGCCAAACCTCGTTTAATTTCCCAAGCTTTGTGCATCAACTCACCTATTATAAACATTTGTTTTTCATTGGCAAGTGCTTCAATGGCTTCGTTTGCTAAGTTTACCGTTTCTAATAAAAGACTATCTGTTTTGCCTTCTTTAATATTATCTACCTTTTTTTTTGCTTGAATTTCTGAGTGCCTAGAAACACCAGAAAAACCAAGCATAATGTGTGATTCTAGATGAGTTTTATAATCTAAATTCATTTTAAATGGCTTGGCATCCCAACCTTCACTTGACATAGAAATAACTTGAATGCCGCCAAGTGCAGACATAATTTGATCTTGTATGCCAACATTTTCGCCAATAACATCTTGTTCAACTTCAATAGCTCTTTCTGCTAATTCTGTCTGTGTTAAATTGTATTTTTTTAAACGATAGATTGCATTTAACAAACCTACTGTAAAGGTTGATGATGAACCAATAC